GAGATTCATTCGCATACAGCAAATCCGAACCGCTCACGCCCTGCGCCTTGCAGGGGAGCGGGCGGAGCTTGGCCCGCAATCCAAGAAAAACCTAACTAAAGACTGATACCATGACTACCATTTCAAAATTGGCCGCCGCTATGGCCGCCATCAAACCAGTTGCCAAAGAGGCAACCAACCCACACTTTCGCAGCCGCTACGCTGACCTTAACACGATTCTCGGTGAGGTCAAACCGGTGCTGCACAAGCACGGCCTTTACGTCTTGCAACCGATTGAAGAAGGTGAAGTGTTTACCCGAATTGTGGATGCTGAAACGGGCGCGACCGTATGCGAATCGTCCCTTCCGCTTTCAATGACAGGCACACCACAGCAGCGCGGCAGCGAAATTACCTACTATCGCCGCTACACGCTACAATCGTTACTGGCACTGGAAGCTGAAGACGATGACGCAAACGCAGCCACACCTTCAGCACCGGCAACGAGACCAGCTCCGCCTTCCGGCAATGATCCGGACGATGCCAAGCCGTGGATTGACAGAAACAACGACCGCTGGCTGAAGGCTATGGAACACGTGAAAGGCAAGGGTGAAGAGGAGGTAAAGAAGGCTCTGGCCCACCTCGGCAAGGATTTCAAAATCAACAAAACCATGCGCGAAGCATTGCGCGTGACCGGCCTCGGATTAAGAGCACATGCCAGCGATGCAAATCAATAAGCTACCTGCCCGCTTCCGTGACCTTGCCTTGCAACGCAGGAAAGAGTATGGTTTTCCATTCGCTGAGGAAACAGACGTTCAATCTCTTTGGTGCGCTTTCGAATGGAAGCGCACCCCAGAGGGAGCGCATTTCTGGGACTTGGTGGATGACCAAAAATACAACCACGCCACGATGGTATTGAACAAACTCAATCGCGATGAACAAAAACGCCAAACCTCAGCCTTATAAACCCGATAGCGATAGAGAGCCTATCGCAGACAGGCCGCGCATCTTCGCCCATGAAGAGCGGATTTTCACAGACCAATTAGACGCAATCTGGCATTGTATCGCGGAAACCGTGGACTGCTCATTGGATGTAGTGAGCAGCAAGGCCAGGCACAGGCAATTTGCCAGGGCGCGGCAGATGTTCTTTTACTTTGCCCGGAAACATACGATGGCCAGCCTTCGCGAAATCGGCCAATACGCCGGTGGCCGCGATCACAGCACGGTTATTCACGGCGTGACGGCCATTGAAAACGAGCTGCATTACAAGTCTTTCCGGGCATTGGTGGAGAAGATAGAGGGCAACCTGACAGGCCGCGTTCCGGCTGCCGAAGACCCGGAAATGCGCGTAAAATTATTTGAGCCTTACCTCGGATTTGTCGCGGGCGCGTAGTATATTTGTAACAAGTTCGGAACAGGCGATTGGAACCCGCCCCGAGTGAAAGGAAACTATGAACTCACAACCTAAAAGACGCTCCGTCAGAGTACCTGCGCACCCTTGTTTCCGGGGTGGTTCCACGCAGAGAAATGGCGGGGCGTTTTGCTTTTATGGCTGAAGGAAAGAAATCATTTATCCTATACTGCGACCAGCGCGGTATTTTCGACAAGCTGCCGGACGAATACGCAGGCCGGTTAATCAAACACATTTTCGCGTATGTGAATGACGAAGACCCCGAAACGGATGACCTCGTTATCACAATGGCGTTTGAAGGAATTAAGACCGCGTTAAAGCGCGATTTAGAAAAGTACAAGCAATACATTGAAAAGCAGAGGGTTAATGGTAAAAGCGGTGGCCGTCCTAAGAAAGCCAACGAAAGCCAAAAAACCCAAGCCTTTTTTGAGAAACCCAAAAAAGCTGATAGTGATAATGAAAGTGATAGTGATAGTGTTAATGAAAATGAAAAGAAAAAACGAACTACGTTCGTCGCACCCGTGATTGATGAAGTTGAATTGTATTGCGCTGAACGTGCAATGAGCAAAGAATTTGCAGCTGTGTTTGTCGATGGTATGTCTTCAAAGGGATGGAAGGTAGGCAAAGAAACCTGCAAAGATTGGAAAGCGGCGTTCAGGACATGGGCAGCAAAAGAATGGAATCAGCAGTACCGAATCAATCAACTAAAAAACAACCCACGAGTTATAACAGCAGACACCGACCTATGAACCTACAACCACCACCACAAGACCGAGACATGGAGCGCAATGTCTTAGGCGCACTCCTGATTGAAGGCAATAAACAGCACTTCATCAGCGAATTGCGACCGGAATATTTTTTCGACCTGATTAACCGAGACCTGTGTAAAGCCTTGTGCGAAATGTACACGGAGCGGATGCAAATCGACATCAGCACCGTGGCCCGGTATTGCAAGCAAAATAAGTACCTGCCGACCCCATCAGACATTGGACAGATAGCGGCAGGCATTCACAGCGGAGCCAACATTGACACGCACATAAAGTTTCTGTACCAGCTGTTCGGCCTGCGCAAGATTGCCAACCTCGGCACACAGCTACACAGAGAGGCCATGACCGAAGGCATCGACCCGTTCAAGTTGGCTGACCAGGCACAGGCGGAAATTGACGCTTTTGTCAACAACCTTTCCCGCGATCCGGTACAGCTTGGCCGGATGGTTTCGAAGGAAGTTCAGCGCATCAGCAATGCAGGCGAAACACCGCTGAACCTGCTGAGTGGATGGCCGGAGCTGGACAGGGTTACGAATGGAATGCCAGCCGGTGAATTGTGGGTGTTGGCAGGTAGGCCGGGCATGGGTAAAACAGCTATGGCCGTGGCACTCATTCAAAGCCATTGCCGCGCCGGTGGCAAGGGTATCATGTTCAGCTTGGAGATGGAAAACAGCGCACTGGCACAGCGGATAATCTCAGGGGAAACCGGCATTGCTTCCTACCAGTTGCGCAAGGGCAACCTGTCCGAACAGGACGTGCGAAAAATGCTGAACTACACCGACGAGGCCGACAGCCTGCCAATTTGGTTCGAAGACACGCCCCATACCACGATTGAAAAAATCCGGGCGCGGGTGAAGACCATGAAGCAGAAGCACGGCATTACCTGCGTGGTCTGTGACTACCTTGGACTGGTTACCCCTACGGACTCAAAACAAATCAGGGAGCAGCAGGTGGCACACATTTCCAAGACGGCGAAACAGATTGCGAAAGAATGCGGGGTGACCTTTATCATGCTGGCCCAGCTAAACCGCGAATCGGAAAAGCGGGCTGATAAGCGGCCAATGCTGTCAGACCTTCGCGAATCCGGCGCGATCGAACAGGATGCAGACATTGTGCTGTTTCCTTTCCGCATGGCCTACTATGAGCAGGGCGGCGAGATGATGACTAAGACGCAGGAAGAGGCAGCGGAACTGCTGATTGCGAAGAATCGGAACGGCGTGGCAAACGTGGTTATTCCCGTGACCTTTGTCCCGGGCTTGGCAAGTTACAAGCTGCGAAATCCTATCAACCTGTTTTGAAAATATTACCTAAATTTGCGAACCATGAGCATTGACATTTTCCTAATTCTCGTTTCCATTGCGGGCGCATCCGTGCCTTTTGCGCTGAATAACCAGCAGCGTCCCGACGGTGTGTTCGGTGGATACTTCGTTTTTGCCTGCCCGGAGTGCCTGTCATTTTGGATTTCCATTCTTGCTCTTGCCCTGCTGCACGTAAATCCGGTTTACGCCGGTATTGCACCCATACTTGCAAGATTTTTTTCAAAGACCCTGTACCAATGACCGAAGAGCAGCGGGCGGAATTCGCGGCACTCCTGCCGAAGTGGCAGCAGTACAAGCGGACGTTGGCATGGACATTTACCGGCGATGAAAACGCGGTTATTAACCGGCTGGCCTTCGTCTGCCTGAACAGAAAACTTACCACCTGCCCATCGTGCAAGGTGGATGCAATGAGACAATTAGAAAACCACTATGGAATTTAAGCACTCAGGAAATGCCGGAGACATCATTTACATCCTGCCGACCATCGCGGCGATCCCGGGCGAACATACCCTGTACCTGAACCCGAACCGTCCGGCGCAATACGCGGCAGGTCTTCACCATCCGGGCGGCTCTGTGATGCTGAACGAGGCAACCTGCGCCATGCTTATGCCTTTGGTGGAACATCTGGGCATCCGGTGCAAGCTCTGGGAAGGTGAAGAGGTAGACTATGACCTTGACCTGTTCCGTGAGGCTCGCATTAATCTTGCGGCCTATGACATTCGCCGGTGGATTCTGGCGGTGTACCCTGAGTTAAGGCCCGGCCCTGCCTTTACGATTGACGAACCGATTAACGGATATGTTACAGTGAACCTGTCGGAGCGGTACAGGAACAATGCGGCAGGGGGAGCGGACAAATGGAAACTGCTGAACGACCTGCCGATGGAGAAGATATTCATCGGAGTGGGCAGCGAATACGAAGCGTTCAAAGTTCACGTTCCGGATGCAATCAAAGCAGACACGCCGGACTTCCTGACAATGGCCCGCATGATTTGCGGAGGCCGAATGCACTTCGGCAACCAGAGCAGCCCGTTTGCCATCGCAGAAATATTCGACCACCCGCGCGCATTGGAACTCTCTCCCTACTGTCCGAATGTGGTCAGCACGGGCGAAAATTGGGGAGTTATTTATAACGCTGATAATATGGTTTATCACATCGAAAAACTTACCAATGGCTGAAACACGAAAGGCACACGCACGGCGGATTGCATCGGGCTTTTATGAGGCCTACATTCACGGCAAGGGTATTGACATCGGCTGTGGAAGGATTGACACGCACGATGGACTGGACACAATCAGTCCAGACGCGGTTCACCACGATAAGGACGATTGCGATGCGACCTTCATGGAAATCTACCCGGAAAATGAGTTCGATTACGTGTATGCTTCGCACGTCCTGGAACACCTGTCAGACCCGGTGACAGCGGTCAAGAACTGGCTGCGCATCTGCAAGCCGGGCGGCGTAGTGATTATATCCGTACCCCATCGGGATTTGTACGAGCGAAAACGCACCCTGCCGAGCCGATGGAATCAAGACCACAAGTATTTTTACCTTCCCGGCGAATGCGACCCGCCTCACACCTTCAGCCTGTGGGGGGTAGTTGCGTCGGCTGCCGTCAATCAAGAGCTGGTTGAATCGTTTGAGGTAATCGACACGGCTACCAATGCCGACCGGCCAGAGGAACACAACAACGGTGAATTTTCCATCGAAGTCATAATCCGCAAGTGAAACACTACATCATGGTATATCTTGAATCGCGCGGACTGACAAAGACAGATTTCATCGGCTGCGAGGTATGCGGCGTGGCAGCATCCGACATTCACCACATCCAACCCCGTGGAATGGGTGGAAGCAAATTGCGCGATACACCTGATAACCTAATTGCACTTTGCCGACCCTGCCACACAGAGGCAGACTTTGGCACGGTATTGCCGAAAGATAAACTTAAAGAGATAGTTAATGCAGCTCTACAAAATCAAAGACGTTAAACTGAATCCGAGCAACCCGCGAATTATCAAAGACGATAAGTTTGCGAAGCTCGTTGAATCACTGAATGAGTTCCCGGAAATGGCAACCATTCGGCCTATTGTCTGCAATACGGATATGGTGATCCTCGGCGGCAATATGCGATTCAAGGCAATGCAGGTGGCAGGATGGAAGGAAGTGCCTGTTGAGGTAGTGGACTGGCCCGAAGACAAGCAGGCCGAGTTTGTGATTAAGGATAACGTCAGCGGCGGCGAGTGGGATTGGAATATGCTTGCAAATCAATGGGACGCGGAAAAGCTGGAGGCGTGGGGTTTGGATTTGCCAATTTTTGGCCACGCAGTAAATACGATGACCGAAGATGATTTGGACATGAGCGAAGAATTTGACCCAATCGGCACAGCTTCCGGATTGCAAAGGGTTGTATTTATCTTTGATGGCCCAGAGGAAGCAGACAGCTGGTTGAGCCGTGATTCATCATTGCAGGTTAAAAAATTCAGTACCGCATGGCATGTAGACTTCAGTACCCCGTCTATATAGTCAGCAAAGGAAGGGCATACAACCCTCTTACGGCAAAACTATTTGAATCCGCTGGAATCGATTATTTGATTGCGGTTGAACCTCAAGAACGCGAGCAATATGCAAAAGCATTAGGGGATCATCGTTTACTTGTTCTTCCGTTTTCAAATCTTGAGCTTGGTAGTTACCCTGCCCGCAACTATTGTTGGGAAGATGCCAAGAAAAAAGGCTATGACAGGCATTGGATTTTTGATGACAATATTTTTAAGTGGACAACTTGGGTAAACGGCAAAAAAAAACGTACAAACGAAATAGTAAAGGCTTTTCTTTTTGTTGAACGGCAAGCAATCAAAGACAATATTGATATAACAGGTTTTGAGGAGCAAAATTTCGTTGTTAAACCACCAAAAAAACCATTCAAGTACAACTGCCATGTTTACTCTGCAATGCTTATCCGTTGCAATATGAATTACAGGTGGAGGCTAAAATACAATGAAGACGTAGATTTGTGCTTACAGTTATTGCACAATGGCGGCACTACAAGTTCATGCGTTTACTATATGGCCGACAAGGTTAGTACATCGGTCAAAATGAAGGGCGGAAATCAGGATGAGTTGTACAAAGGAAACGACCCGCGCAAAAAGCTACTAAAAGCAAAAATGCTTGAAAAAGTGTGGCCACAATATGCAAAGACGGTTATTAGATTCAACCGGTATCATCATTTTGTAGATTGGAAGGTTTTTAAAAATCGCAAAAAGTAATATCTTTGCTAACGATGACACCAACATACCAAACAACCGGATATTTTATCGAGTACTACATCGGCGACAAGTTTATCGGCTACACAACGCAAGACAAACCAGACCGCGAAAAGATGGGATGGTGGGGACAACGCCGCGAAAAACTATCCAAACAAGTAACCACGACCAACGGAAAAACAATCAAAGCCGGAACGGAAGTGAAGACTTTTTGTTTTCCGTTATGCGGTATAAAGCAGGGATAAAACAGGGAAACAATGCCAGAACCTCCAGAGCATAGCCGATTCAAACAAGGGCAATCAGGAAACCCCAACGGCAGACCACGCAAGTACGTTTCCACGCTGAAGGCGCAGGGCTACAAGCTGGCCGAAATAAACGACTGTATCCAAGTTATGATGGCTATGACCATCGAAGAACTAAAGGACGCTTTCGAAAACACGAATGCAACCGTATTGGAAAAGACCATCGCGGCGGCAATCAAGCGCAGCATCGAAAAGGGCAGCCTGTACAGCATCGAAACGCTACTGAGCCGAGTCTATGGCAAGCCCAAGGAGCAAGTGGACATGGACTTGAGTGGAGAGGTACACGTTACAATGAACCTGAATCCGCCTGAATGAAGACCTACATCACCGAATTCACCGCAATTGACCAGGGGGACGGCAGGCTGAAAAAGTATGCCGGGCAGAACATCGAGGCAATAAGCTGGATGCAGGCTGAGGCGATATGCCGACTTCAATATCCTTGGCTGAAGGTAGTCGGCAGGCTGCATTGCATCATCGACACGGAGGGAACACACCACTATAACTTCCATAGCAATTGAAAATACTCGGAATATTAAACGGCATGAGCGGGGTAAGTTACCACCGCCTATATGCGCCCCTGCATGACCTTCGCATCAGAGACTTTGCCGAGGTTGACATTTGGGCAACCCGCGATGATAAAGGCAATTACCAGCCGCTTCCCGACCTGAGCCAGTACGATTTGGTTATCTGGAACGGAACACTTGCCGAGCCACAGGAACGAATCATCGACATCCTCAATACCCTTGGCGTTCCATTCATAGTGGACATGGATGATCATTGGATGATGAATCGATACAACCCAGCTCATGCTGAATGGGAGAAGCGGGGATTGTCTGCGAAGATTCAAAAGGCCATGTTCGCGGCGGATGCCGTCATCTGCGAGAATGATCGGCTGTTAAAAGAGGTGAGCAAGGTCAATCGCAATGCAGTTATTGTTCCCAATGCCCTGAACCTTACGGATCTGCAATGGAATCAGGAAAAGCACCCCGATAAGCGATTCCGGGTCGGCTATGTCGGCAGCCGGTCGCACCGATACGACCTGCTGATTATTGCCGATGCGGTCAGAGAGTTCTGCGAGGAGACCGGCAGCGAATTCAATCTATGCGGATACGATGAGGCAGACACCGAATGGCAGGCGGTGGGCAATGCCTTTGCGCCGGTGGGGCATCCTGAATGGCTGAAGCTGCGCCCCGGAGTTCACCCGTCTATGTACGGCATTTATTACAGCCGCATGGATGTGGCCTTAGCCCCGATTATTTCCAATGGATTTAATCGGGTGAAGTCAGACCTGAAGGTGAAAGAGGCCGGGTGCTATTCGCTGCCTGTCATCGCGTCTGACTACGGGCCTTACGCTAACCATCCATCGCCGGGAGTCTACACGGCCCGGACACGCTCGGAATGGAAGGCCCGGCTGTATGAGGCTTACGAAGGCAAGATGAATGGGGCGGCGAATGCGGAGTATCTATCCGCCAATGGTGACCTTTCGCAGGTAAATCTTGACCGGGTACAGTTCTTTTATGACGTTCTTAGTTCTGTTCGGTAAATATTTGGTGTAGTTCGGTAAGCGTTTAGCCTGTTTAGCGAAAATAGTTCTTGCAGGTTTTCAGAAAGATATTACCTTTGAATCATGCAAAACGCACAACACACCACCATCACCGCCAACGCTCGTTACGACGTTAAACTGCGCGGCTGTCAGAAACACATTCAGAATCGCGATTACGACTTCATGAGCGGCAACCACCTGCTGCAGTTGTGGGACAATTACTGCCCAGACCGAGAACGTCCTGAAGACCTCGCCAACGGCGAATGGCACGATCTCGATTCTGATTATGTTATTCAAGTTATTGCACTGTAACCAATGGAACAGATACACAACACAGAACAGCAGCACACCGAGTTCGCTCGGGGGCTGCACATCATCAATGCGATGGCGGATTACGCCATCCAACAGGACAGCGGAGCAATTGACGCGCTGGCCGCTTACATTACCCTTAGCCGGATTGAAAAAATGGCGGCTGACCTTAAGGGGCAGGTAAAAGACGAAGCCATGCGAGAGGCGGCGAAATGGTCGGAAAAAACCTTCAACTATTTCGGCGTGGAGGTTCAGAAAAAGGCAGCAGCAGGCCGATGGGATTACAAAGGCTTGAAAGACTGGCAGGCTGCGAAGGCGAACCTTTCCTCGATTGAAGAGCGGGCGAAGGCGGCTTACCTACAGTCAACCAAGTTCGGAGCAACTACGGTCACCGCTGACGGCGAAGAAGTGGAATTGCCAACATACACAGCGGGAGGGGAGACGCTTGCGATTAAGTTATGAAGAAGTCAAATACACTTGAAAAGGCTGTGCGAAATTGCCTTGACTGGATTGCCGATGTCGCAAAACGTAATCCAAAAAAACAAGCCATAAGGACTGCACTTTGTGAAATAGTTCAAAATGGGGAAACTTATCAAATACAAATTCTTGCCGTGCATGACAAGAAGCTGTGGGTTGACCCAAACGATGTTCAGTTAGTAGATTTCACTAAATTGAATGACATAAATATAAACTAATCATGAGCCGCACGATTCACTTCATCATTCAGGGAATGCAGGCTGCATTAAGGCAGCATTGCCCGGACTGCCAGCTGCGCATGAACGAGTCCACCGACCCGCAGTTGTTCCTTCACAACAGGTACGAAAAATTCAGCTACCTCAAGGCGTGGGAATCAATCACAGAACAATTCGGGATGGAACTCACGGTGGCCGAACTTGACCAGGCTATACACGATGAAGCATTTGCAGGCGATGACCTGACAATCTTCCAGGTAACAGCCGATGAGGCCGCGCAATGGATTGAGGAAGCTAAAGTGTACAGCCGCGAAGAATAACCCCGAATGCTGCCGCGAGAGATTCGCGGAGCGGATGAGTGCTTTCTGCCGCATGAAACAAAGGGGCTGGGGCCATCTGTAACAGGGTGGCCTTTTTTTATCATCTTCCTGATGTCAGGAAGACGATAAGGGCGCATTTTGGATTTCGATACATTATAGGAAATGGCCTATTCAATAGAGCAGCAGCCGTCCGAGTACTCACCCGCGTTCAATCCGCTCACATTCGTAGTTCGCGAATCCGATAACGCAATCACCGGAGCGGCTAATTTCCGCTACCTGTGCGAAGTCGAGGTAAACGGCTCAATCGTCGCAAAACTCAAAGCACCCATACGCTATGGCAGCACACAGAATGAAGCGGTATTCGATGTCACCGAGATTATCGGCAGCTATGTCGGCAATGACTTCCAGCCACCGTCAGCGGCGGCAATCGTCGCGCAAGACAGGATTACCACGTGGCGGGCGAAGTTCGGATACGAGTCCGGCTCAGGGAGCGTCACAGAGGCAAGCGGGGTAGTCAATACAGCCAATAAGTTCAGTTGGGATGCCTGCGTACCGATTCAAGACTTCCCGACCTTCGCGGCTGCCGACTACCTCACAGCGAGCGGCGGAACAGCAGGGGCAAAGTTCCTCACCGATGTCCGGCCGCGCTCCGTACAGGCAGCAGAGCAGCACAGCCTGACCGCGCTATTCGGCACGGATACGGTCAATAAGGTAGTTGAGTTCAAGAGCTACAATGCAGCGGGAACACTATTGCAGACGGTGACGAAGAACCGAACCTATACGGATTACAAAGACCGGCTGCTGTGCATCGATACAAGCTTTAACAGCATCGGATTTACTTCGGGCAATGAGGCTTACTACACAGTACAGGCCTATCCGTCCGGATACGCGGGCAAGGCATCGGAAACCATGCGGTTTAACTTGTGGTCGGAGTGTTCCAAGTACGATCCGGTTACCCTTCATTTCCTCAACACCCTGGGCGGATTCGATTCTTATACCTTCCGGAAACGCACGGTTCGCACTCTGAATGCAGAGCGCAAGACATTTGAGCAGGATGCCTTCCGCTACACGGCGGGCAGCTACAACTACGCCAACAGCCGGGGCGGCGTGAGCAATTACAACACCACCCTTACCGAGCAATGGGTGCTGAATACGGACTTCCTGACGGACGCAGAGGCCGAATTCATCGAGCAGCTTGTATTCAGCCCTGTGGCATACATGGGCAGCTTCAGCGCACTGGAAAAGGTAACAATGGTCACCGCTGACTTTGAGCGGAAGTACAACCGCGATGGATTGGTACAATACTCAATCACCATTCAGCGGGCATTGAAAGACCGGAGGCAGAGGTTATGATGCGGCTGTTCATTGAGGGGCGGCAGTTGGATATTGCCGAGAACGAGGCATTGCAGGTGACCAGGGAGATTGCCGACATCCGCGAACCGGATGCACGGTCTTCCGATTGGTCAAAAACCTACCGCATACCCGGCACGGCGAACAACAATAAGATTTTCGGGCATATCTTCGACATCAATCAGGAGCAGCTGAACACCGGCACGCAGTTCGCGCCGGATTTCAACCCGAACAAAAAAGCATCCGCATTGGTCACCGTGGATGAGGTAGAACAGGTTCGGGGCTACATGAGGTTATTGAACATAAACGTAACCCGGCGCGGGGAGATTGAATACGAGGTGAGCGTTCACGGCGAAGGGGCGGACCTGTTCGCGAAAATCAGGGACCGGAAACTGTACGAATTGGACATATCCGAATTTAACCACACAATCACAAAGACCATTGTTAAGGATAGCTGGTCCCATGACTGGGCAGACGGGTACGTTTACCCGCTAATTGACATGGGCCGGGGCGCGAACCTCGACAATGTATGGGGCGTAAATGAACTTACCCCGTGCGTTTTTGCCAAACAGGTAATTGATAAGATTTTCAGCGATGCCGGATTCAGCTATTCAGCAGACAGCTTCTTCAATTCCGATGAATTCAAGGAATGGGTTATACCAGCTCCCGCATGGCTGAGGCTGACACAGGATGAAATTGATGCGCGGAAGGTGTACGCGCTGCGCAGCAGCAATGCCAATTACGCGGTAGGAGCTACAATAGTTTTCAACAACGACAGCACGGGCGGCGGCTCCGATCCCGGCGGGCTGTACAACACGTCAACAGGTCAATATGTTCCCGGAGTATGGGGCGGGCGGTATCAGGTCGGACTCGGACTGGATGTAACAATTACGGGCCTGTCTGACATTACCTATCCGCGCATTACGGTAGAATTTGGCGTTTATGTGAATGGAAGGCTGGCAGACGTGGCAACGTCCGGCATCATGCTCAATAACGCGATAACCGGAGCAAGCAGGCAGACCACCGCGTTTCTGGGGACAATCTTTGCAGCCTTCGGTGAACCCATAGAGGTGCGCCCGCTGAACGTCTATGCAACCCCAGCGGGCAGCGGCGCGGTAACTATCGCGTCCGGCTATACCCTGACCATTAACGCAGGCAGTTATTTTCGGGTTATTCCTACCGCGCAAGGCGGGCAGGCTGTGGACTTTAACAGCTTCTTTGCGACACAGGACTGGACACAGGGCGAATTGCTTCGCACGATGGTCCGCATGGCAAATCTTTACATCGAACCAACCGGAAGGGGCAACGAATTGCACATTGCACCGCGTGATGAATTTTACCGCGATACGGTGGTCCATGACCTGTCGGCAAGGATTGACCGGTCGCAGCCCATGACCATAACCCCCATGGGGGAACTTGAGGGCAACCCGTATGTGTTCACCTACAAACAGGGGCAGGACGAGGACAGCAAAGAGTACGCAGAGGCAATGGGCAGGGTTTATGGCGAGGCACGGGTGTTCACGGATAACGAGTTCATCAAGGAAGAAAAGAAGATCGAAATACCCTTTGTCTCCACGCCGTACATTTCCGGGTTGGGCGGTAAAATCAGGATAGCGGCCATGCAGACGGACCGGAAGACGCAAGGCGAATTGCGTATTCTATACTGGTCAGGTAAAGTGGGGGATGAATCTTGGATTTTAGCAGATGAGGTTGCAAGCCCTACCTATTGGCTGAACGGCGAACAGATAGACGGTGGCTACCCACACGCGGGGCATTTGGATGACCCCTTCACCCCGACTAAAGACCTGTGTTTCGGTATGCCCTATTACATCAACCTTCCGGCGGGTGTAAGCTACACGAACAACAACCTGGTTAACCGCTATTGGCGCAAATACCTGGCTGAGGTTGCGGACCGAAACAGCAAGCTCGTAACCTGCATGGTGAACCTGCGGGCGCGGGATTGGCAAAAATGGTCCTTCCGTGACCTGTATTTCTTCGATGGGCAATACTTCCGGCTGAACAAGATTATCGACTATGTACCCGGCGGCGAAGACTTGACCCGGTGCGAGTTTCTGAAACTGAAAACAGCGGCGGTGTTCACGCCTTCCAACGGCGATGCGGGCGGCGGGTACGACGTGAGGGACGATTACAACGAGCGATGGCCGGACCTGTACACCGGCGGACCTGGGCAGGGGCGCAAGTTCGCATGGGCAACGCACGGCGGCGGCGGGCAGGGTTACAGGCCGGTCCTTGATTGGCTGCAAGGCGTGGACAATTTAACCCGGTCCGACATCGGCACACCCGGAGCAGGTGATACATATCGCCCCGCGATCCAATGGACAGGGGCAGACTGGAACATACTTTTAATTCAAGAACCATAAATGGCAAAGAAGATAGTACAGCCCGTAGAGGTGCAAGCCTCGGTGAAAGGCGATGAGTCAATCAAGAGTTTCCGCGCTCAACTGCGAGAGGCACAGCAGGACGCATTGCGCCTTGCAGAGGCATTCGGTGAGACCGATGCGCGAACCGTAGCGGCGGCGCGTAAAGTGGCAGACCTAAAAGACCGGATGGATGATGTGAACGCCACCATCGCAAGTCTGCATCCAGATAAATTTCAAGCCATTGCCAATATCACCGGCACAATGGCCAATGGGTTTGCAGCGGCACAGGGCGCGGCGGCTTTATTGGGCGGCGAATCTGAAGACTTGCAAAAAGCGATGGTGCGAATTCAAGGCGCAATGGCATTCGCTCAGGGTATTGCGGGGCTGAAGGATATGCAATTCATGCTCGTAGGCATTCGCACGGCGATTATGACGCAGGTCATACCGGCGTTTTCAACAATGGCCGGGGCATTCATGGCAACGGGCATCGGTGCGGCTATTGCAGCCGTAGCGGCCACCCTGTATATGTTTGTTCGCAGCGCGGCGAAGGCGAAAGAGGAAGGCGAAAAACTTCGCAAGACAATTGAGAGGAGTGAAGAAGCGTATCAGAGTTTGAATGAGTCCATACAGGAAACAATTCAGGGCGATATAGCGGATGAAATTCAGTTACTCAGGCAGCGTTTGTCAGGTCAGGTCAAGACCGAAGAAGAATTCCAGATTAAACGTCTTGAGAACTTGGAAAAATACTACTTGGAGCAGCGCAGACTGGCAGTTAAAGGTTCTGATGAATCGGTGGCATTTATGAATGCTGCCTTAGACGTAGGGCTGAAGCTTGAGAAAATGAAGCTTGAGCAACAATTAAGGCAGCAGGAAGAAGCAGAGGAAAGGCGGCAGGCCAATCTTGAAAAACGTCAGGCGGATGCAGAGCGTAAAAAGGAAGAACAGCAGCGCAAAATCGACGCGGATAATTCGGCACGCGAAGCACAGCGCACCGCTGAACTGGAGGCACGATGGGCGGCCGAGGCGGCGGCATACAAAGAGCGTAAGGCGGAAGAGGCGGCAGCCGAAAAAGCCCTATTGGATGAACAGGCAGCAACTTACAAGGCATTCGAGGACGGACGGGCCAAGGTGGCTGAGGAACGCGTGAAACGGCAGAAGCAAGCCGATCAGGTAGCCTTTGAACACCGGCGCACGATAGAGGCGGCAACCTCTCAGAGCCTCGGTGCATTGGCCTCACTATTTGAGCAGGGCAGCGCGGCACAGAAAGCCTTTGCATTGGCTCAGATTGCGGCTGACAGCGGCGCGGCAATCGGGGCGGCCTTGCGAAATTCTCAGTCACCGTTAGACACTACCAACGCGGCAACGGGTGGCCTTGCCGGTTTGGCAAAGTTCGCGGCAATCGCGGCTGTAATCATCACCAATTCAGCGCGGGCGGTTCAGATTGTCAAGGGCGGCAACAGGGGCGGCGGCATTCAGGCTCCTACACCGGCAGGCGGTGGCATCCAGCGGCCATCCCTTCCGGCATCATCCACCCTTGGCGGCGGTTCACAGATGGCCGGGCAATGGAGCAATAAAATCTACGTTACAGAGGGCGATATAACCGGCACACAGCGGCGCGTAAATATGCTCCGGGGGGCATCGGTCATATGAACGGAAAACTCACAGACCTTCAGCGGCGGTATCTGAATCGATTAGGGCGCGGCCATGTAGAGCAGCCGACCCTATCCGGAGACCTGCTGTCCGACCTGGTTCACGGATGGACTGAGTACACCACCGAGCGATTAAAGCAAAGCCTGCTGAATTCAAAGTTACCGCGCAATCCGACCTCAGGCCGGGCCAGCATGAGTCTCTTCCAATCTCTCGACGCAGCGCGGACTCGGAAGATGGGTAATGAGGTAATGGGAGCAATTAATGCGAATGATTATTATGACGCGGTAGACCAAGGCCAAAAGCCGGGTCAATCAATCCCCACACTATACGCAGCCCTTGGCGGAAGCACGGGCTGGGTTCGGCAAAAGGGCATTGTCTTAGGTAGCGAATGGGGCAAGACAGAGACACAGCGAAGGCAGAGTTTCGCGTATGCCGTGGCACGGAAAATCAACCGCAAGGGAACGGTCGGAAACCAGTTCTTTTCAAAGATCATCAACCAACAGACCTTCGACGAATTCAGCGAATATCTCGGACAGGCCATGGGCCAGCAAATTGCGACCTCATTCCAGATTCTGAGCCAAAATAAGGACAGATAGCCCTTCCGTACATTATAGATAGTGGACAACGTCTATTACTTAGAAATCGAAGATGGAGACGGCCTGACACAGGTCAGCCTCGTTCAGTCACCCGCGATAGAGGAAGACTTTCATTTTTTCAGCGCGGAACAATTCGTTGAGCCGACATCGGGCGAGACCGAGCAAGAATTTATCAGCCGGTGTATTCCTGTGCTGATTGGCGAAGGCAAAGAGCAGGAGCAGGCAGCGGCCATCTGTTACAGCTATTGGGAGGACAAGGAAAAGCTGTCTTCATTTTCCGACTATCCACAAGCAGCCCGCGATAATGCGGAGCGCGGCATCCGATTAAACGAGGCCATCAATAACCGATGCGCCACACAGGTCGGCAAAGTTCGCGCACAACAGATTGCATCCGGCGAAGCACTCAGCGAAGAAACCGTGAAGCGCACTTATTCGTATCTCAGCCGTGCCAAAGAATACTACAACCCTGATGACGATGAGGCCTGCGGTACTATCAGCTACCTATTGTGGGGCGGTGAAGAAATGTTGCGGTGGACCGAATCCACGCTGAACCAAATCGAGAAAGACCGCATGGCGTTTTCAATCGAATCGGAAGAACGGCGATTGATTACCGGGCCTGCCATGATTGCTGAAAAGCCCATCATGCGCCGGGCAGAGGATGGCAGCACCTACTATGTGAAGTTTTCCAAGGAGACCATCCGCAAGGCCGTCAAGCTGTGGGCCTTGCAGAATAAGTACAATGCCGTCAACGCTGAACACGCCAACCCGGTGGGCGGTGTGTACCTGATGGAAAGCTGGGTTACAGACGAATCGAGGGGCATTGCACCCCCGAAGGCATGGGCAGACGCAGCCGATGGCAGTTGGTTTTTGACCTATTACGTGGAGAACAACCAAGTGTGGCAGGATGTGAAAGACGGCAAGTTCAGGGGCTTTTCCATTGAGGGGTATTTTACGGACAAGCCAGCTCAGGCCGAAGAGGAAACCATGTCGGCTATTGCGGCCATTCTCGCAAAGTGCGACAATCTCAAATTCGAAACATTATCAGAAATGAGCGCAATCAATAAATTGAACGAAATCAAGAAGCTGCTGGGCTTTTCCGTAGAGGAAGAAACCCCAGTAAAGTTCGCAGAGTCCACACTCGTGGATGGCACGGTTATCCGTTTTCCGGGCGATGAAATCGCAATGCTCGGTGTAGGCGCGGTGTTGGAAGTACAGACACCAGAAGGTGAGTTCGTACCCGCTCCGGACGGCACACACGAAACAGCCGAAGGCTACCTCGTTACCACCGAAGGCGGCATCGTGACCGAAATCGTGGAGAAGGCCAATGACGAAGAACCCGCTGAAGAACTGGCAGTTGACCAATTCGCCGCGATCCGCGAAGAGTATTCTGCCAAGTTCGCTGAACAGCAGACCGCAATAGAAAAGTTGACAGCCGCCATTGAGCGACTGACCAATGCACAGGCCAAGACGGTAGAAGTGATTGAGCAGTTTTCTGTTATACCTGCCGCTGATCCGGTGAAGAAAGTAAATGGCCTTCGGGGCGAAGCTGCGCGCCGCGATGAGCAATTGGAGAAGTTCGCAGCCGCAATCAAGAAAATTAAAAACGCACAATAAACATGGCATTCGTAGTTACAGACCTCGACAATTACGGGAAAGAAGACCGCCTTCCACTCCTGTACAAAGCCCTCTTTGGCTCTCCCACCGCAAGTATGCTGCAAGGTGCGGGGCAGGTTATCCCAGGCATCAAGACCTCGGACAACCTGAACATCCTCGACAGCACCATCTTCTTCCAGGCTAATGGTTGCGAACCTACCAGCTCCGGTTCAACCGCCTTTTCAAAGCGCCCTCTGACCGTAGGGGACATTCAGGTTTATGAGACCCTATGCCCGAAGGCTCTGAAGGTGAAGTGGATGCAGACTCAGATGGCCGCTGGTTCACGCGGTGACAATGAACTTCCGTTTGCAGAGCAAATCGGAAACGAGAAAATTCAGAAAATCGCCAACGAACTTGAGTCCGACATCTGGGCAGGAACCGTTGCCGGTAACCAATTCGACGGGTTTAACACCATCTTGACCGCTCTCGGATTCGGTGGCGCAGGCGATCCTATCGAAGGCAACCCGACCACCGGCGGCGGATGGACAAAGCTCACCAGCTTGACAACTTCCAACATTGATGACGCGGTGCTGAAGATGGTGAACCAGGCACAGGCCAGCACAGACGGCAAGGCCATCCTTTCCCGCGAAGACCGTTTCTTCGCCATGGGCGTGGACACTTTCCTGTTGTACAAGCAGCACCTGATTGCAGCCAACAACTACCATTACAACCCTGAGACCGGCGAACAGTTCATGTGCATCGAGCCTATCACAGGCACAAAAGTGTACGGTCTGCCCGGCTTGAACGGCACGGACAAAATCCACTTCAGCTACTGGGCGAATTACTACATCGGTACTGACCTCGTAGGCGAAGAAGAGCAGTTTGAATTCATCAATGATCCGGTGAAAAAGAACGTGATTTTCAACGCTGAATTCAAGTACGGTGTTCAGGTCGCTTTCCCAACTCAAATCGTGTACTTCAGCCTGTAATTGACAGGAAACATTAACCGAAGGGGCGGGTAAATAGCCCGCCCTTTTTTTTAACCCTAAGAAAAAGACATGAGCTGCATACTCACCACCGGATTCAGCCACGACTGCAAGGACGCAGTCGGGGGCGTAGATAAAATATGGCTCGTAGAATACGAAGCCGTATCCTCTTACACTTCAGCCAGCGGCGAAATCACCGCGCTGACTCTCACAGGCGGCAAGGCGTTTTTTAAGTACGAATTGCCGAAGGACACCGCATCCTTCACAAACACCATCACCCCATCGGTAGAGAATGGCACGGTGTTCAATTCAACCGAGCTGAACATCAAGCTGCGCAAGCTGTCCACCGCCAAGCGCAATGAGGTGAAACTGCTCTCGGTTGCCCGATTGGTTGCCATCGTGAAGACGAATGAAAATCAGTACTGGGCGATGGGATTGCAGCGCGGTATGGACATGACGGCAGGAAGCTCCATGACCGGTGTTTCCCTCGGTGACATGACCGGCTTTGACCTGACGTTTACACACGCGGAAAAAGAACAGCCTCAGATTGTGCAAAACGCCGTCCTAACTTCGCTTTCAATTAGCTAAATTCGCATCGGTGTTTTGTCATTTGGTGCAAGAGGCCGTCCTTCGGGGCGGCCTTTTTGCTTTTACAGATACTCCGAAACGCATTGCGCCCGGAATTCCCGAATGACCCTGCTGACCTCGTTCTTGCTGATTTTGGTGAATCGGTGGATTTTTCGCCCGCTCATGCCTGACAGGTACAATTCGCACAATTTGCGCTCGTACCAAGACTGCCTGGCCTGCACTCTCTCAATGGCCTGCAACCGCTGCTCGGTGTCTTCTTCCACCCATAGCCTCAATTCGATGTCCTGTTCTTCGTCTTCGTATTCGCCAAGTGCCTCTCCCCCCTGGTTGATGCGACCGATGCGCCCGCCTGAGCCGGATAAGTTCCGCGCACACCGGATGTAGAAGAATTCAAAGTAACCGGCGGCGATGGCCTTTTCCGCCTTCTCTTTCAGGTCGGTGGCAATCAATAGAAACAGCTCCTGCTGCAAATCCTGCCAATGGGGGCTGAACTTCTTGCAGACCTGTTCTGGCCATTGCTCGATGGAGAGGATTTCCGCGCAGGTCATGTCAACAAAAATAAGCCTTTCTTATTAACACGTGAGCAATGGAGAGCCAAGGCAAGCGCATTCACGCAGTCATCGTGTAGGCCCTCCGGGGCGTTATAGCTGATCCCTGTCCGGCGGTGTGTCCATTCAAAGTTCATCAACTCATCCACAATAGGCCCATCCGGGAACACAACCTCACGGCCATGAATTGCCACTGCGAGGTCTTCCATGATTTGTTGTTTGGGAATTGCCGTGTACTTAAACCCCTGAATGCGCGGGCATACGCGCTGCAAGTCTTCCACTATCGGATCGCCTACGCCGGTGCTGTCAATCACAGCGGGAATCTTTCCCACAACCCGTGCCACGCTGTCACGGGTTGCCTTCCAGTCCAGCCTGAACCGCTCAAACAGGCAAACCTTTTTGTCTTTGTTCAGCCCGACAATGGCCGTCCAGTCACGGTACTTTGCAAGGTCAATGCCGTACCATTCCACCGGCCCATCCGCAAGTGGTTCAATACAGGATCGGATATGGTCAAGGCCGAAGGGGTTTGAATCATCATCGGCAGGTTCGGCAAGGTATAATTCCCGAAACACGTGCGCGGGTAGGTCGCGCTCCGCCTGCTCGACTTCCTCCTTATCGAGGATGCCAGCGGCCACCGCATCCCACGCCGTGATTTTGTGAAACTCGTAATTGTCCTCACCCTGCCGGGCGCGTTCTGCCAGCCGATAGCCCCAATTCTTTTTCCCTTTTACGTTCCCGATTAGCTTGCACTTTCCACGGGTCTTGGTGAGGGTAGAGCGCAGCGCGAACCAGGCCTCTTCCCGGGCGCGGGTGAACTCATCGAATACAGCAGCGTACACGTCATCGCCGTACAGGTTGTCGGGCTTTTCCGCGCTCTTAAATTCAATCATTGCGCCGGATGGGAGCGTAAGGCGTAACTTGGATTCATTGGCCTCAAATAGTTTCTGCGAACATTGCTGCTTGAATCGCCGGAACGCAATTTCAGCCTGACCGTAGACCGGAGCGACCCACCAAAACGACTGCCCTTTCTTGCCCTGAATGGCCTGCTCGAATAGCCATACAATGTGAGAGGCTGTCTTACCTGCCTTCGTGCTGGCCGCTGTAACCGTGTACCGGGCCGGGCTGTCAAGGATGGCGATTTGATACGGTGCAAGGGGCGGACGCTGGTAGGTGATTTTCATAGGATTTCGGAAACGAGCGTGGAAATATAGGCCTCAAACCCTGCCTTGCTGGCCTTGCTCAATCGCTCAGCCTGGTTCTTGCGGATAGTCTTGAGCATGGCCATGTAGTTGAAAAATTCCATCAGGGGCATGGCCATGATTGCATCCATTTTTGTCAAGTCCCGGCCTGCCATTTCGTAAAAAATATTCAACCAGTCATTGCCTGTTTCCTCAGTTTCTTCTCCTGCGTCCGGAAAAAGTCCAGAGAAGTTTGCAGCAATTCGGGCAAGAGAGTCGAAAAAAAAAGCGCGTAGGGGTAGACCTGTGCCACCGATAGACCGCTGACCAGTTCGGCCTTCTTGTGGAATTGCTCAGCAGAAGCAGTCTTATCGTAACGCACGTCCACCCACCGACACCATTTGCGCTGCTGCTCCACCATCAGACAGGCCAGTATCTGATTCAGGTTCTTGATGAAGTTCCCGTCCTGCGCGATGACCTGAAGTGTCGCATACTCACCCGCTGAAATCGCGGCTGGGTTATCAACTATCCGATACCATTTCCCGCCTGCCTTGAACCGCATCCGTTTTGGCTTGCGAGCTGGGTATTCGGCCAGCCATGTCATGCGCTGATAATCCGCAATCCGCTCGGTATGAGGCAACTTTTCGATTTCCTCAATCGGCTGCCCCGACAGCACAGACAGCATCTGGTTCATGGTTTCCTCGGCATCAAGGTCGGTTCGCTGCCGGAGCAAATCCAATTCGTATAACTGCGATAGACTGACCGCCTTCCACGATTTCGGGTAATCCATACACAAAAGTAAGTACAAAATTCTATCCGATACATTATAGGTAGATGCTCATCGTCGATACATCGCAGACTTCAACCCTGTTGGTCACGGCCACGGAAAAGGTAACGCTAAATCCGCCTTACTACTTTCTGCTGTCCATTAACAACAGGGAAGAGCGGTCAACAACCTACAACCTATTGGTGACTGACCTGTCATCGTTTCCGAGCCGATACAATCAGTTCGCCATCACCACGGCGCAGAGCAGCGCATGGGTCAAGGGCGAATACGAATACACAATCTACGCTCAGTCGAGCAGTTCCAACACCAACCCTGCCAACGCCAATGAGGTTGTGGAAACGGGCATCATGAAAGTCAAATGAAGGTAGAATTTCAGAGGATAAATTTTGCAGCCGCACCACCGCCAAAGTTCAAAGAAGCAAGGGGGCAGGAGTGGTACGAATACGGGCAAAAGAACGATTTCCCAAAGGTCTTACTTGACCTGTATAATTCATCATCGCTCCATAATGCCATCGTAACTCAGAAGGCGCAATTCATCGCGGGAAAGGATACCACAGTTACCCTGACCGGAAATACATCGGCACAGGCAGGGGCGGCCAATGCGCTGAATTACGCTAATCCTTACGAAAGCTGGCACGATCTGCGATTTAAGTGTGCAATGGACTTGGAGAATTTCGGCGGTTATGCGATTCAGGCCGTTTGGAATGTTCCCGGAACGCGGGTTGTGGCATTCTATCACCTGCCATTCGACAAGTGCCGGGTCAATGCCGATGCCTCGAAGGTATGGTATTCAGAGGATTGGCAGGACAGGCGTACGGACAAATTAGAGTTTCCGGCATTTAATCCTGAAGAATCGGGCGGCACTCAAGTGCTGTGGTTCAAGCAATACCGGGCTGGGGAAGGGGTGTATCCTCTGCCGGATTGGTATCCTGCTCGGACTTACATTGAAATTGATACCAAGATTGCGGATTTCCATTACAACAACATCACCAATGGCTTTTCCCTTGGGAAAATCATCCAGATTTTTAAGGGCGAACCAACCGAGGACATAAAGGCTGAATTCGACCGGAAATTCAAGGCGAACACCACAGGCACAGAGAATGCCAATGGCGTTCTAATCTCTTGGATGGAGAAAGGGGAAGACCCATTGCAGGTTGTGGATTTGATGCCGGGTGACTTCGACAAGCAATATTTGCAGCTGTCTGAAACCGTGCGCGATAACATCTTCTATGCCCACAGGGTAACCTCTCCCATGCTGTTCGGTGTTCGTGTGGAAGGGCAGTTAGGCGGGCGCAATGAACTCACACAGGCTTATGAGGTCTTCGACCGAGCGTATGTAGCACCCAAACGGGAACAGATGGAGCGGATTTTTACGCGGATGTTTCAGGCAATGGGATATGAAGGCAAAATCGGTACGGTACTCGCAGAACCCGCTGCACAGGACACCGTACAGCTGTTCACAGCCGGGATTATTGACCGGAACGAAACCCGCGAATCGCTCGGATACGCTACTCAGGAAGTGGCAACCACCATGAGCGCGGTTAACCCATTCGGATGGGATGACGAAGGCGACAAAGCGGTGTTCGCCAAGTATGGCCGGAACGAATCCGAATACGAAGAACTACCGGAACTCTTTGCCGAACTCACCAATCCGGAACTGCGAATTGTTGCGGTGATCCGCGATAACCCCAAGGCCAGCCTGGAAGAAATCGCCAAGGGCGCACGGGTCACCAAAGATGAGGCAACGAAGGTGATAAAGACAATGCAGGACAAGGGCTTCGTGACATGGGATAAAAACCAAATCAAAATCACAGACAGCGGGGCGCAATCCATCGCGGAATCCGGCGGTGTCGATACAGAGATTTTTGTCCTTTACCAATACGGAGTCAACCCCGATGTAGGAGGCCCACCGCTGATTGATGGAAGCCGGGAATTTTGCCGGTTTCTAATCGGTGAGAAAAAACTGTACACACGCGAAGAAATTGATGCAATGAGCGCGGAACTTGGTTACGATGTATGGAAACGGCGCGGCGGATGGCGAACCATTGCGGGTACAACGACCCATGTTCCCCAATGCAGGCACGTCTGGAATTCTAAACTTTACAGGAGGCGCATAGGATGAGTTTCAAATATTTCATCGACACGGCATACATCAAAGAAAACACGCCGGTACAGGACAATCTCGACCCGAAGCTCATTCAGATGAGCCTTCAGGAGGCGCAGGAAGTTACCTTGCGCGATACGATCGGGAGCGACCTGTACAATGAGCTGTATTCGCAGTTTCCGTCCTCTCTGAGCGCGGATAACACAACCCTACTTAATGACTACATTAAGCCAATTCTAAAATACTCTGTGCTGTACGAGGCAGTACTTCCGCTGACCTTCAAATTCACGAACAAATCCATCATGAAGCGCGATGGCGAAAACATGACCTCAATCAGCAGGGAAGAAATGGTGCTTATTGAACAGCGATACGCGCAAAAACGCGACCACTTCATCGAGCGCATGAATAAGTATCTGTGCACTTTCCCTGAAAAGTACCCTAAGTGGCAAAACCCTGACCCCGATGCAATCGACAAACCAAACAAATTCGGACAAACCCTCGGCTTCTATTTCGAAAAGTAAGGCGTGGCGGAAAAAAAACGAGGAGAAATTACGGAAGTTCCTAAATGACGCTAAATCAGATCATAGCAGCAATACGGCGGGCGGCGGAAAATCATAAGATGGTGCGCTATGTTGCTTTTGGCCCTGAATATGACCTCGTGGCCGATGGCAGCAAAGACAATTATCCGCTTGTGTGGTGCATCCCGGACACCACAACCATGATGTATGATTCGTCTGCCAATGACAAGGAGAAGACCTACTCATTTGTGCTGTCTGTAATGGATAGGCAATTTGAGGACAGCACAAACCAAATGGAAGTGCTGAGCGACACAATGCAAATCATGGATGACCTGATTGCCACATTGCAGTATGTCTACAGGAACAGCCGTGTTAACTTCCAGGTCAACGACGATGCGATACCATTCATGGACGCACATGGCGATATTGTCGCGGGCTATACGGTTCGGATTGATGTTGGAGTTCCGGTGAACCGGGATTTCTGCCAAGTGCCGAGTAACGACTACGCTTTTCCCAACATTGACCAAGACATCTTGATTATTGACGGCGGCTATTACAATTCAACCTACTCTCTGACTATTGACGGAGGTGTTTCATGAGCAATTACATAACCATAAAACTGAGGCGCGGCACGGCTGCACAATGGACAGCCACTAATCCGGTACTGGCAGAAGGCGAAGTCGGACTGGAGACCGATGCGCGAAAATTCAAAGTTGGCACAGGGGCGGCGGCGTGGAACTCCCTGCAATATTGGGGCGGCGGCGGCGGAGGCAGCGGTACAATGTGGTACAGCGGGACAGCCGTTCCCACAGGCGGGCTGGGCGTGGATGGAGATATTTATTTGCGCACAACAAACGGAGACTTGTATCAAAAGGCTTCCGGCACATGGGCCGTTATTGACAATATCACAGGCCCGACCGGGCCGCAAGGGGCAACCGGCCCGGCAGGGGCTACAGGAGCCACG